ATATTCAGAGATACTACGAAGTATACCATCGGACTGTTCGCCAGTTTCGGGGTCTACTACATCATCTAATTCCGGGTAAAGGTTAATGACTTGCTCACCAGTAAGGACTGTTGATATAATAATGCCATCAGAATCATCATACCAACGATTACGTGAAGAAGGAGATACGTAAACCCTAAAGGGGTCAAGATAGGTGAACTTGACATCACCTTTCCCGAAATCTGATTCTCTATCAACATAAGCATACAAATAACCAAGACCTGTCGTTGCATAATCGTGAATAGCCTGTTTCATCTGGGAATCTCCATCTGAAATTTGCCAGATATAACTAACAATAGTTCTCCAGACACTTGCTACCTTTACATCAGAGTCTTCTCTGGGTGTAATTGTAAATGCCGGAGGTCTTGATGTAAGTACCGCTTTAAATTTTTCAACTGCCGAAGAAACCCTGTCCATAGGAACATCAGCTTGGTTTCTGGCTTGTAATTCGTCTGACTCATCTGAAGTAAAATGGTTACCAAGATAAAAATCAATATCTTTTCTAGCTTCAGTATCCCAATCTGTTCGAGCATCACTCCAGTTCCTGAAGAGCTCCTGATTTTGTTCAGCTCTAATATCTTTGTCTATTTTAGGCATATTTATCGGAGTTTTATTTGTGGATTTCCTTCTCGGTATACCGGGAACTGTATACCTTCTTCGTATAGATTGCCTTTAAAATTTCTTTTACCCCGCCAAGGTGGCAATATGCTTTTTCCATCAGATTCAATCATTTCAGCATCATAAGTCTGGGACTCTTTAGCTTTTTTTAGAATCTCTTGAATTTGAAGCATTTTTATCATTCTTGCAAACTCAGCGGCTTGTTCCGGAGATTGGAAAGGTGTCGTTCCTGTTTTATCTTGTGGAGATACTGTATCTCCCATAAAAGGGCTCATTAATGTCCCCGGAGGGTACTGTCTACCAGCTTCTCCTACTCCGCCGCCATTCTCATAAAAATCGGGTAACACTTTATTAAAAGCTCTTCCTAAAGTTTTATTATATCTCCAAGTTAAAGGTAATTCTGGGCTAATTTCTTGAGCCTCGTAATCACCTTTTGCCCTAGTCGTACCTTCAGGAGCAGATTTAAACATATCAGGATTCTCTGAAAAAAATCTTCTAATTGCCGGTGTTAAGTCTTTTATTGATGAACTAACCTCTTCTTTTTCAGTGTCTGTCAATGTGTTTTTTCTCTTCTTTTTTGCCATATCCTGTAAAAACAACCTAACATCGTCATAATTAGAAGCCGTCATACCATTCATAGCTTTACTATGCTCACGTTCATATCTTTCCATTTCTGCATCAGAACCCCAAAAATCAAGCCCTTCCGCCTCAAGAGAATCACTAACTGCTTCGTCCCTATCATAAATAGAAGACTCTAGTTCAGTTGGAAATATATGTTGATTCCCCTCCTCAAATAATTTTAAAAGTGAATTGGGTCTTATTTTACTCCAATCTGGTAGAGCTTGTTCAGATGGTGCTACCACATCACCATCTTGATAACCGGGTACTACTTCTCCCCCGCCATACATAGGTTTCATGTTCGCAAGTTGCGATTGAGCAATCAATGCATCAATATTACTATGTGCGGCATTATCAGAAATCGCATTTAATTTTCGCAGTAATGGTTCACCTAACATAGCCGCTGACTCCTGTTTAATTACAAATTCTCCGGGAGTTAGCATTGCAGGTACTGTATCTGTTGTTCCAGCCATTAGTCTCTTATCTCCACATGTACTAAATCATCAAAATTATTATCTTTAATCTCGCCATCGGAATCCCAATCTCCTCCCCAGCGAATATTTACACCAAGCTGTTTTCCTATACCACGTACCATACCTCCCATATAATGAAACCGTTCCCTGTCTTTCCAATCTATAGGATAAGGCGCTATATCTACGGCTTTACCTTCCATATGCCTTGAATATTTAACCTTCGTTGCCCCATTTTCAAGGAGTTCAGCCTGTCGTTCTTTGCTCCTAACTCCTTCGAGAACAGTAACATCCATTATTTTAATAAGCGTATTAAGAACATTCACCAGTTTGACATTAACCCCTTTCAGGTTCCGTCTTGACCTTTTTCCAAACTTATACATTGTGTCTATTATACATAATATCGGAATATAAATACAATAAAAACATTGACATAATTTAAGTTTTTGCGCCAGTTACCCAATTATAGGCTTTTCTAAACCTGTATGAATCCATTTTCTCCTGTTTCTTCTCAATGTCATCGGCGCTCATTTTATCTGTTTTTGGAGCTTTTGCAAAATAGTCAGCATAATATAAACCGTCCAATAAATCATCGTTCCTCGGCTTTGGGTGTTCAAAGAACTCATCAACAATTTCTGTCATATGTCTATAAATATACAGTTTTTTAGAGTTGACAATCTGACCCAACGCTGTTTCAAGCCTGTCTTCTTTCTTCATTCTCGCTGGGGGTTTAACTCCTTTAAACAATCCCGGCATAAGTCTTCTTTCCTTAACAGACATACGGGTTACCATATCCCTGACCATCTCCTGAGCGGCTACTGTTTCAATAGTTACTCTCCTGACGGGACTATACTTCTTTGCCAATTCAATAATTTTTGCCGGAACATCAAATGTGGGTATACGTTCCCTGAAGTAATCAAGTATATAACGGTTTTTATTTGAATCAATACCCATAACTAATATAACTTGAAAATCAGATGTTGCAGTTGCAGTTGCCGCTAAATCAACACCAATGTAAACATTAATAGGAATTGCGTCTTCACCTTCAATAATAAACGGCATATTGCTTCTTTTCTCAAATCTGCCGTTATAATACTGAATCCTGTCTATCTTAAATGCCGCATTTGTAATATCACGGGCATCATTCATATACTCCTGAGCAAATTTATTAACAAGCCCCGCTTCAATGAACTCCCGTTTCTTAGCATTTAACTTTTTTTGTGAAAATTGTGAAGACCATAGCGGCTTTCCATCTTCGATAGCACGGTAAAAGTTCACATCCCAAGGATATTTCCTTTTATCTTCGTCAGCTTTCTTCCATCCGTCATAAACCATCTGTAAAAATGAATCATAGTGCCAGCAAGCCATATCCAACCTTCATTGCCCGGTGTCTCTTCAAGCGCCGGATATACAGTAGATACAATCCATTTTTTAATTTCAGCCCTACGTTCTGGTGTTTTTGTGTTTAATTCTGATTCAAAATCGTCTAAAACAATACCAGTATAACGAACATCTACTTCTGAACGACCTCTTAAACGCTGTGATGTTCCTTTTGATATAACCCGGTCTCCTTTTGGAGTAACAATATCCTTCTCTGTCCACCTTTTCCCCATAGTACCGCCATCCATATTACCGAAATAATACTTTATCATCTTATTATTCTCGAAATGAGAGCGAATATACTTTAAATGGTCAATAGCCTGTCCCTGTTCTTCTGATACCCAAGCTATAAAATGCTGACTATCTTCACCTGCAAAACAGAGTTTATGTATAATAGCCGCTTTAGCAAGGACAGATTTACCATGACCACGTGGTATAATATTACATATTCTTGCTCCGGGTTCAGCATCAATCATTTTTTTAGCCATTTCGTAGTGAAAAGGCGCAGATTCTGATTTTTTTAAAAAGTCTCTCGGTAAAAACGCCCTACCGAAGTATATAAGGTTACTAAAGGAATTTAAAAGAACATCATCACGCTCTTTCATCTCGCTAGGTGATGGAGTTATATTAAAATTGTCTTTGTTCGTCATGGAGCACTTTTTCTACGCTTAAACGGGTCGAATTTATATGTTGGGGCTTTCATCAGCTTCTCAAACTCCTTAGATGTTAAAAGCTCCTTGCCACCTAGTTGTTTTATCGAACTTCTGGCTTCTTCGCTCATCATGATTGGGATTTTCTTCTTTAATATGTCGTGTAAAAAATCAGCCTGTCTTAGAACCATGCCGGGTACATCATCTTCCATTGCCCACTTTGGGAACTTTAATAAATCTATCAACTTAATATTCTCAGTAGGGATATTGCCTCTTACTCTCTCTTCAAATTCAAACATAGGGTTGGGTTTTTTAGGAATGTGTTGTATATCCAATCCGTGTTTTTTTAATTCTTTCAACCCTCCATATTCACCCCACAAATCTTCCATATTTGCCAACCAGCC